TCGGCCATGCTGACAGGGCCAACGCCGCTTACAGTGCCAAGTAACGTGGCTGTGTAAGCATTGTTGATTTTGTAAAGTTCATTGCCCGATACAACAAAAGCAACGCCGTCATTGGACGAGAACGCCCACAAGCCACGAATTGGGCCTGTACCAACTGTGTTGAGTAACTTTAAGCCTGGTGCCCGTTGCAAGAACGCAGGCTCTTTTCCCGCCTCGGGAACAATCTCAGGAAACAAATTAACCATCCTAGCATCCGCAGCATTGATGCTGCGTGCCACATAGGATGAACCGAGAATCGGGGTTTTCATTTAATAATTGCCAGCATAGATGTTGAAACGCTGGCGAGTGGCCACAATAGCGTAAGGCATTGACATCACATCGTCAGGGTTGTTGATGCGCTTCAGATTGCGCTTACTGGTCATGGCGATCCGCTTAACCTGCTCCGATGGCTCAACGCCAAACTCAGGCGCGATCTCCATCGCCAGATTGTAGGTAAACGCCCGCAGGTATCCTGGCGGGAAAGCCAACGTGGTCGCCAGCGTCGCCGGTGCGGAAAGTTCTTGAACGCTGATAAAGTGAAACTCTAGCAAGCGCGTTGGCTTGGGGTAAAGGTAGATGTCAATGTCTGGGTAGGTCATGTTTACAAACATGACCTGCGGGTAGGTAGACGTTACGGTTTTGACCGCAATCCCGTCGTACTGCTGCTGATTAATCAGCTTGATGCCGTAAGACACATTAGTCTGCGGGTCACGGAAGTAGGTTGCGTCGTCAACCAAAATAGGTCGAATTGCAGTTCCGTTTAGCCGCACCAAAGACCCTGACGGGCCAAGCGTGGCGTTGATTGACCCGACCGGCCACTCAACTATCTGATCTATGGTTGAAAACACCGACAAGCGCTCGGTGTTCCAACTGTCAATCATCTGATTCATTGCCATCAGTGAATCTTGCATCACTGACGCCGATGACGTTTCACCTTCTGCCAGTACACCAAGCAAGCGCAAGGCGCGGTTGATCTGATCGCCAGCCGAATATGTTGCCATCGTAAACCTCAGAAGGTGGGGCCGAAGCCCCGCCCGTTAGCTTGCGCCGTGAATGATTGCAAAGTTGATGATAACAGCCTCAGAAAGAGCGCTGGCAGTCAAATTACGCAACGCAATAACCGCAGAACCAGTGGTCATGCTGGAAATGTAGGTCGTATAAGCCGCTGCCGTACCACCACCAGACACGTTAACAATAATTGCGTCGTTGGCAGAAATTAGCGAATTTGTCAAAGTAAACGAAACAGCGGTGTTAGCCGCCAGTTCCACGCCGCTCATTGTGATGCGGCCAGCAGACTTGTTCAGCGTGACCCCGGTTGATTTGCTAGTCAATTGAGTTACCGCGCCTTGAGCGGCTGCGCTGTAGCCAATTTCTTGGCTTGCGTACATTGTCGTAAATTCTGGGTCTGAATACGCGACCCCAACTGCTTGCGTATTAGGCATGATAATTCCTTAAAAAAGAGGAGGGCTTGTGGCCCTCCCCCCTTGGTTTAGCCCGCGATGCGGTACAAAGTCCAAGAACCGTCACCCGTTTTGCGAGCACGGAACAAAGCCCCGGTGTTTTCCAAAACCACCATGTTGCCAAGCAATGTCCAGCCGGTAGCGGTAGACAACGTAAGCTGGTACGCGGTGTCATCAACTGCCACTGCAAAATCAAATGCAGCGTTAACTTTGGCGGCGCTGCTAATTGCAGCTTCCAGATCAGCAACGGTAGGCAGCGTAACCACGGTGTCAGCCGAAGTGTTGCTGGTGATCAGACCGTTAGCCAGTTGAGCACCCGTTAGGGTTGCGGTGGTTGCGGTAATCGCAGTCGGTGCGCCTTGAACGATAAGTTGGGCTTCGTTGATGTTGCCATCACCGATTTGATACCCACCTGCGCCATTGGGAAGAGCCATGATATTTCCTTACTATTAAAAGGTTCAACCCCAGAGGCGGCAGGCCATCTGTGGACGGATCGTTGAGAAGCCATACAGAACGTCAATACGGCAAGGCAGACGGTCGTTGTTGATATCGTACTGACGCACGACACGCAAGCTGATCCCGTTATGCACAGCACGCGAAGCCATGTCAACACCCTGCGGCAGCAGGAGGTCAGCCGTAGCGAACGTGATTGCGTCCTTGTGGTAAACCAAGTTCTGTGGGTACTGGGTTGAAGCAGTTCCAAGGAACGTGATAACCGCGCTAGTCGCTGGGAACGAATCAACGGTAGCCAGAGCATTTGCCGACGTATAAAGCGCCGGAGAAATGTTCAGGGTCATCGAAGTGCCGGAGGTCACGCTGTTGGCAGCGGTCACAACAAACTGTTGAAGCGAACCAGTGGACTCACGGGTCTGTGGGTTGACCGCGTACACGCCAGCAATGGTGAAAACGTCGCCTTGGTTAACCGTTTTGGTTCCGCTGGTGAACGTGATGGCAAGGGTCGATTGACCTTCGGCAAACGTAGCACTGGAGGAAACAATTGGAGAAACAGGGAAGTTACCCGTGGTGTGCTGCTTGATCGACTGAGACATATTGATCTCGTCAAACCCAAGAACACCAGTTCCCATCATGCCGTTCTTGAACTGCTTGCTGATGGTATCCGTTGGATTGAACAGACCTTTCATGCCTTCGACCAGACCAGCATTGGCAGCGGGGTTAACCGTTGCATAACGTGGCGACATCACCGCAGCGGCTTCGTTCAGTTTCTGCTGCGCTTGCAACAGAACCAACGAAGAAGCTGGAGTCGTTCCGGGTGTACCAACGGTGTTACCGATTGCTTTGTACGCATTGGCAACGTCAGCGTCAATGCTGGAGGCCAACTGCGAGATACGCGGCTTGAGAACGCGCTCTGCGAAGTCATCCAACTGCATCGTCAGTTCGGCAGAAGTGAAGTTAACGCCGATGTGTTTCTGGGTCGAAACGGTCAGGGTCGTGAACTGCTCGTTGTCGTCTTGGACTTGCAGGGCAGCGCCATCAGTCACCAGAGCGCGGTCGGGCAGACGGATACGCAGGGTCGAACCAATCTTGGCGCCTTCGACAGCGAAGGAGTCATCGTATTGGCGGTTAACGTTACGGGTAAGAACGAGATTGTTTTCCAAGATCTCCAGGGCTTTCCTGGTGATCATGTCAATCGTTAGGATCGAATTACTCACGATATTAATTCCTAAAAGAAGTTAGCGATGCTGGGCTTGCCACTTTTTCATCTGGCGCTGCCGTTCTGCTTCAATCCATTCCGAGGTAGACATCGTTTTAGTGGACCGTGGGTCCGTGGTGTCATAACTCGGATTGCCTGAAGTTCTGGCAGTTACCGGACTAATCGGTGCGGGCGCGGATGTAGAACGTTTGACTGGAACATCCGAGGCTATTTTAGCCTCAAGTCTTCCAATCTCCTTTGCTTGCAAAATTGGGCTAAGACGGGAAATGCGATCAGCTTCTTTTGGATTGGACCCGAGATAGTAGGCTATATCAGGGCCAGCATCAGAGGCTTGAACCGCTTGCGCCATCACGGTCGTGATCTTAAGCGTCGGGTTATACGCGACCTGTTCAAAGTCATCGTACTTGGCCCGAGCCTCTTCCTCACGATCGTGATACGCTTCAAGAATCTCCGCTTGCTGCTTTTGCTGTTCGCGCTGTTCGATTAGCTTGATTGCTTTGGCTTCTGCGTAAGCATCAACCGAATCAAACTGATCTACGGGCGGGACATCAACGGCAACGGGCGGCGGTGCTTGACGCTCACGCTCCCACTTTCGCTGTTCTCTTGCGAGACGTTTTTGAATTGCCGCATCAAGTTCCTCTTGCGAGAAGGTCTTGGGCGCAACTTCCGGCGTATCTACAGGTTCCGGGGCCGCCGTGGCTTCCAGTTCCGGCGCGGGCGCTACTTCCGCTTCAATCGCTACTACTTCTTCGGACATTTTGAATCCTGAGATTCCCCGGTGATCCGCGCCGGTACGGTGATACTACATTAAGAAATTCTAAGAAACAAGGTAGGGCTTGAACCGTTGTCGGTAAAGCCCATGCAACGCCACGTTCCGGGCAATGTTGTTGAGTAAGTAACAAGGTTATACGTTCCCGATGGAATCAAATACGAACCTGAAATATCGTTGCCGGGGTAAATGGTTCCAAACGGAAAAGACGTTGCGCGGGCAAAGCAATACGTCCCAACAGCCAGCGCGGTAGTTGTCCCCGCGTTTGGCCCGCTTGCCCAAGTTGTGCCGTCGCTCACCAATACGTTTCCAGCAGTACCGGGAGCCACAAGTTGAACCGCACTTGTGCCATTACCAAGCACAACAGAGTTGGCGGTTAACGTACTTGTACCAGTACCGCCGCTAGATACTGGGACCGGTGTGCCAGAATACGTCAGCGCCAAGGTTCCGGTTGTGGTAACCGGACTGCCGGTAACGGTAAATGCTGCTGGTGCAGTTAGTGCAACCGAAGTAACCGTTCCAGCGCCAGAGCCGCCAGTTGTGGCCGACAACGTGCCGCCAACAAAACTGAGGTTAGACCCGATCACTACATTTGAGAATCCACCGCTGCCGTTGCCCGACAGGATGGATGTCCCGCTGGTCAGACCGCTGACGCTGCCGATACCGGGGATGTCATCGTAGGTGGCGATTGTGACGCCGCCCGAGTCTTTAAGCAAAAACTTATACGTCAGCGTGGACGTTAGCCACACTTCGTTATCTAACCGTCCTGCTGAGTTCAGGACAATTGGGTTGCTGTTGGCCGTTGAGCCAGCAGCAGTCGTGTAGGTAGCCAGCGGCGTGGTGGTCCCCGCCGCATAGGTGTACAACAAACCGCCCGCAAGCGGAACGCCGCTATTACTAAAGAACTGCTGTGCAGCCCCCGCTACGGGCGATAAGTTAACTGGCATTATTTGGCCTCTAATGCTGCAATGCGAGCGTTTGCTGCGTCGAGTGCGGCAGACAGTTCTTGCATGGCTTTAACCAACACCGGAACCAGCGCCTCTCCGTTGTAGCGCAATTTATCGGGGTTTTCGTTGTCAATGATGACCGCATCGTCACCTTCAAGCGCGAGAATTTCCT